ATTGAAAAAAATGATTTTAGTTGTCGATCACTTTCATACGGAATCACAAAAGCCGACAAAGAAGATATGAAAATTTTAAAAGAGAAGTGGGGTAAACTTCTTGGAATACAAGAAAATACCAAAGAAATGAGAAACCTTAAAAAAGAATTAGAAAATGAAAACAATTAAATTTCCAGTATTAGACGTTAAATTAGTAGATATAGATCTAGTTGAAGCAAATGATTACAATCCAAATAGCGTGGCACCACCAGAAATGAAGTTGCTAAAGCTATCAATTGAGGAGGACGGATATACGCAGCCAATTGTCACTTATTTTGATGGCGAAAAATACACTATTGTAGACGGTTTTCACAGGTATAGATGCGCTAAGGAATATTTTAAATTACCACAAGTTCCAGTTGTTGTAATAAACAAAGATATTGACCAGCGTATGGCTTCAACTATTCGCCACAATAGAGCGAGAGGAACACACGCTATTAAAGGAATGAGTGATATTGTTTTATCTTTAACCTCTGGTGGATGGTCTGATTCAGACATCGCAAAACATTTAGGAATGGATGCCGAAGAGGTGTTAAGATTAAAGCAAATCACAGGACTAAAAGAAGCGTTTGCAAATCATGAATTTTCAAAAAGTTGGGAAGAATTTGAATCAAAATTAAAATAATATGCTAGAAAAACTAATCCAAAAAATAAACGAATCAAAACTCTCGCCTGCGGAAATATCCCGCAGGTCGGGAGTTCCAAAAAGCACAATAAGTAAGATTCTAAACGGCATTCAAGAGCCACGAATATCTACTTATGAAAAGTTAATTAAAGCACTCGAATAGGGTCCTTTTTTATATCTAAGAATATTCATCCGCAGCATCAAATCTAGGACATATCTTAGTCCACTCATCTGGCTGAATTATTCCGTCACCGTCTAGGTCTTTCGATAAATCTCTATGCCCTAGAATTTCAGCATCAGGAAACATTGATTTCATAACCTTAACAACAGCAAGCATCGACTCCTTTTGTTCGTCTGTTCTATCGTCTTTATGTTTTCCTCCAATATAGCTAATATGAATAGAGTTAGCGTTATATCCGGCAACACCATTTGAAGGCTTTTCAATAGGTTGTAAGTTGTGAATCTTTCCATCCGATTCGATTAAAAAATGATATCCTGGATTCCTCCATCCAAGACGTTCTTTCCAAAATCTTTTGATTGATTCAACAGTAGCTTTTTGACTTGTAGCCGTACAATGGCATACTATGTATTTTATTGATCTCATTTATTCCGTATTTTATCGACTACCGTTAACGCCAATGTTCCGCCACCTAACCCAAGGAAGCCGTAGAAAACACTGATAGCGTAAATGTTCACTTCAGGAACTGCGATAATGTACCAACCGACAGCGATCGCATTAATGAATGATACTAATGTAGTCAATGATTTTCTTGACCATTTACCTTCTGGGCTTTTTAAAGTGTCGTTAATTAATTTCAAACCGATTCTTTTAATTGGTTAAGTTCAGCTTCGTGAACTGCTAATATTTTGCTATTTTGAATCTGTGCTTTTGTTACTTCATTGAGCAAATGCGCATGATCGTTAAGTCTTTGATCTGTTATTCGTTGATCTTTTTTATACCACGCCACCAATATCAGCACGATCAGAGAAAAACAGAACACGATAACGCCTGCGATAATTAATAATGGCACGTAGTTACCTTGCCCTGATTGCTCAATGATTTGCCGTATCTCCTCTACTTGGCTCTCTTTCATTACAATTAAATCTTTTCTTTTTCTTGTTCTTCTTCCCAGTCTAGATATTCGGCTGGCGGTTTTTCAGACCAAAAAAAGCCGTCTTTCTCGAAATCATGATTATTTTCATCCATAACTTCACCATCTGGAAATTCTACTTTATAATACCGATTCCAAATAACTTGTTCTTCATCGTTTTCATCAGTATAGAAACTCTTTTTATATATGTTCATTTTTATTTTATTTTTTAACTGTAAGCTACTGTATATCCTTTATTAGTAAATACTGAAACGTCTTGTCCGTTTACAAATAATGGTAAAGTAATTGTTTGTGCACCATTTGCAGTACCTAATGAATCGCCTAAATCTTGTAAATATTGACCTGATATTTGTGTATCTGATATATCAAAACCCACTCTCATATTAGGTAGAATTAATTCTTTAAGCGAATAACAATTCAAAAATGCTTGAAAACTACCAGTTACTCCGCTCATATCACCACTGAATATTACTTTAGGTAATGAACTACAATTGCTGAATATCCTAAAAATTATCGTCACATTAGTGTCAATATAGATAATTCCTACTCTTCTTAGATAACTACAATTACTGAAAACATCTTGCATATTGCTATTTTTACTAAGGGTAACATCACCAACTACCTGTATTCTTGAATTCACAAAAGCACCAAATCCTTCAACCGTTACATTTCCAATTTCAGATATTAATGAACCATTAAACATTTGTGAAGTTACTTCTATATTATTTAATACATTACCACTATTATCTCTAATGTCACCAGTTTCTTGTAGAATTAAATTACCATCATATACACCAGCTTCATACTCCAAAACTCGTAAAGCCTTAGAAAATCTCCAAGCTGACGCAGCGTTACCTGTCATTACACCAGTTATCCATATTCTTTCTAATTTTTTAGCTTCTAAATTTTGAAATGAAGTAACGTAAAGTCTAGGACTATCTATAAAAACAGGTACGATATTCAATCTTACATCTAACCAATTCTGCGTGAGATTACTATTGAAATTAGATAAATTACTTGTAGGTGCTGATATATTAAATTTGCCCATTCTACCATCAAATTCAACGTCAACCAAGACCATTTTGTAGTTGTAGCCATTTTCATCAACCAATATATCACTATTCACTGCTGAATAATCATAGGTGTACTCATAGCTATTTAAACCACTTTCAATTGTACCATCACCCCAGTCAACCGTAAAACTTTCTTGCGCTGTTAATTTAACAGTTTTAAAACCGTATTCATATACTGCATATAGACCAACAAACCTAAACTCATCTGTTGCAATTTCTGGTATATCTAACCAATCTGGATTTCTATTCCACCAAGTGTTTAATGTAACATCATCATCACTTCTATTTGTAATCTCTAATTTTTCACCTTCTTGATTTAATAAATTGAAATTTTGAATACCACCGCTTTCAATTGATTCTGTTAATTCATTTGTGTTAATTGTTACAGTTACAGGATCACAAGATGCGGGAGGAATTGGGGCATTATTTCCTGAAAAAACATATCCCTCATCTGTATTACCAATTAACACAGATGTATCATAGCCGTCAATTAAATTGAGTGATTTAACCTCAACTGATTCTGGTATACGTACCTGAAACTCTAAACGCCCCATTACAGAGGTTGTGGAATCCTTATTGTTTGATGGCTCTGCAAATGTAATTCCGTTTACTTGGACCCGTTCAACAGATGGACGTTGCCAACCTAACGTTATGTATTTACTATCTGAAAGTATTGCCTGACAAACACCAACTAAACGCTGTAATTTTTGAAATGCTAATTCATCCGCTCTATCGTTTCCAGTGTAATTTGCTTGCGTATAAACGTCAATATGATAAATGTATGTTCCATCTTGTGTGATCGTGGTGAACATATTATAATCACCACGCGCAAGCATAACGTTTACCAATGGCAGTTCGGTGTCCTTTACTGGAACAAAACGTTCAGTTTGAATCGTAGCGTTTAAATCTGAATTCCCAGTTAGTGTTGCCTGTGATGTTAGTTCAATTGCTAAAATGTTAGCAATACGATCACGAACTAATTCAAAATTCCTTTGCGATATTGGGTTAACAATCTCTGCCATATTAGTCTTTTTGTGCTAAAATAAGTACAGTCATCCCGAGTGTTTCATCTGGGTAATTTTCTCTCACAACATAGCTACGCGTAATACCTGAAGCATCAGCAACCGTTACCGAATGACCTAAATAAGTAACATCATTTTTTGCATTCGTATAGGAATAGATCAAATTTGCCTCCTCGATTTTCTCATTGGCCACCGCAATGCTAGATATCCGGACGTTCGTTTCAACGCCTTCAGGTGTGTATGCTGTATTGTGCTTGGTGTGCAAAACATTCACTTCAGCGATTTCACCCGCCAAATCCGTAAACGTAGCGGGAACAGCAAAATCAGTTGCTTTGCTCGTTATCGTTTGCATATCTTTTCGGCTGCGTTCTGTTAGACTCATTGACCTCTACGTATTACGTTTAAATACCAACCGTTAACAACTACATTGCAGGTCTTATCAGATTTAACTTTCAACTCTGCGGGGTTATTAAGCGTAAAATAATTGCCTTCAATGTAAATTTTATCTGCCATGGTGTTTGTTTTTACAAAAAAACCGAATAATTCTCACTATTCGGTTTTAATAATACTGTGATTAATGTGAGTTATTTAAGTAATTCGTATAACTCTGCTTTTTTCGCTAATGGATTAAATGATATTTCACGCTCTTTTAGGATCGCTATAATATCATCTTTATTGTAGCTTCCTATTGGTTTGATTTCACCCGTTTCTTCCTCCTTAGTTTCTTCTTCAGATTCAACCTCCTCAGTTTCTTCAACTTTAGGCTCCTCTTTATCCTTCCATTTAAGTTCCTTAAGGAAACCCATTTCAACAAGTGTTTCAGCGTTGCCGCTCGGGAACATATCTTCAGTTACTTCAGCGCCCTTTTCATGCGTCTTATTTCCGAAACCTCCAACGTTTCCTTTGATTACTTTATATCTTTTCATGACTGCGTATATTTAGTTGAATTAAGGGGGTGTATTTCAACCCCCTTAATAAAATTAGTTCAATACCGTTACCGTGTAAAGTTGGTCAATCGCTACTGGGATTGCAACTGGTGCGGATTTAATGTGTATCTCATGTGCCGTTTTCTTACGATCCATAAACTCCTGTACTAAATATGCGCCTCTTTGTGGAATAGTTCCGTTCTCAATGAGTTGAGGAACAGCAGCATAAGCCAATGTAAATTTCGGAGATTCAGGCATTACAATAACTTTCTTAGGGTCAATGTAAGGCGTTGATGTTCCCGATGCATTATCGTAATACTCTGGGTATGTCCATAAATTAACCTTGTAAGCTCCACAAGACAATTGACCGTGAAGTGTTGCGCCAACAGCATTACGTTGTGGTTCTCTTATGTTCATTAGGTCATAATCCCGAACGTCTCCACGCTCTTTGATGATATCGTTGTTAATAAGCGCGTTTAAGGCCTCACCACCTAAGATAGAATTAAACGTTCCTCCTTGTGATTTACCTTTTTGTCGGATAAATTCACATCCAGTTCTAATTACAGCGGATGGATCAACCGTGTTTACACTGAAATCATTAGCAGCGTTGTATGCTACAATAGAGGCTGCCTTACGTTTAAAGTCAATATCAGTATTACTATTCAAGGTAATTATACCCGTCTGCATGATCTGAGCACATTGAAGTTCAACAGCACGTTCAATTTTATTTTGAAGCTCCATTAAGTCCTCAGCAAGTTCAGCCGTCATTTCAGCAAAATACGTTGTGTTCCCTTCAGCTAATGCCGTGATAACTTGATCGTACAATCTGTGATCGTTTGCCGTCAAATATTCATGGTACAATGGCGGTACGAATAATTTTTCACTTGACTTATCGAACGTATTTCTGTTACCGTCAGAGTATCGTACAACGTCAGTTGCGACCTTTTCCGTTCCTCTACGTACAGCAATAGAAACCTCTTTCGTCATACTCTCAACTGGAGTAAAGAACGATCTCAAAAACGAGGTTACCGTTGTTTTTTCCTTATAAACAGAAATCAATCCTTTCGTAAATATACCACGCGCATCCTGTACTGGAATATTAAACAACACCCCAGACGGCGCGAAATGATATGCAAGCGCTCCGAGCCCTAAAAGACCTAGAGAAACCTCCAATGAGTATTCACCAGCAAATGGCGCCACACAAAGGATAGTTAGTAATAATGCGAATAAACTTTTCATTTTCCTACTTTTTTATTGGTTATCGTAACTCGTCATTGACGTAGAAGCTACTAAATTGATTCCTACTGTATCACCTTCGATACGATCTCTCAATTGACGGCCACTTACAACGGTGTCAAGATCATCAGATCCATCAAAAATGATTTTATCTTCGGCGACATCTCCCTCATTACAATAAGTAAGAGTTACAGTAGCGCCGTTAGCAACTGTAATGTTATGAGATAGAATTCCAACAGGTATATTACTGTCGTCAGTCGCTCCAGATGCAAGAGGCAAAAGTTTACCAGATGCCGAAATACGACCTAAAAGCGTTCCCGCCTCCAAATCTACTGATGATCCTGTTGAATTCGTATATTCCGCAGTGCTGTATCGATTACAACCTAAGAATATGATACTATTATCGTAATCAGTGTGTAACTGATTTGATGTTTGATTTACTGTCGTTCCTGTACTCATGATTACTTAGTTTCAGGTTTTCTTAATCCAGCTTCAATAAGCGCGTCATTCGCTGCTTTTTCCGCTTTTTGCGCCGCTGTCAATTCAGGTTTAGCACCTTCCCCGTCAGCACTTGGGGTTACGTCTTTAGGCGTATCATTTTCAACACCTTTTTTCTGAGCCGCTTTAAGTGCGTTCACTTGGAACTCAGAAATATCAGACGGCTTAATTTCTTTTCCGCTTTCAATTCCAGCAATTGCCTTTTCAGGATCAATCTCTTTCCATGCTCCCCACGCTTTTACACGCTCAGATTCTTTTTCAACGCCGTTTTCTACGCCGCTATCAAACACCTGAGCATACAATGCTGGGTGCTTCTCTTTCAACTCTTTTACAGTCATATTTGTATTTGTTTCAGGATTATCCTCTTTTTGGTTTGGTGATTTTGGCGCCTCAACAGTAATATCACCGTCGTAAGATGCTGCCAATTTTGCTACACTGTTAATTTCAGCCGCTTTTTTCGGTGTGATTTTCTCAATTTTAGAGATCAAACCTACTTTTTTAGCTTCTTGAGCCGTCAAAAATACGTCGATTCTATCCTCCATTGAAAAAATATCCTTCACTTTAACGCCTTTCAACTCCTCGAATTTTTTAACGTCAATTTTATTTCGAAGCGCTTTTTCGAGTGATGAATTGATCGACTGAACGTTTTCAAGCATACCGGGATTGTAATATTCTGAATCTGGATTAAAATAAAAATCCTCAACCCAACTTGAATATGCTGCACGGTGAATTAAAAAACGCGAAACATCAAGTGCCGTAACATTGTCGGCATACATTGCGATAAATGCACCCATTGAATAGGCTTTGCCGTCAACCTTAACGTTTTTAGTGCCATCAAACTCTTTAAATTTAGCTACCATTCCCCAACCGTATTCAGGCTCACCTCCATCCGTATTAATACGAACAGTGATTTCCCCGTCAGCCTCATTCATTGAATTAATGAACTCAGTTGCGGTCAAAGAATTGATACCACCATATATAAGAATTTCACTCATTGGTGTAAAAATATAGGTTTATAAATATTTGTTTTTTATTTATGCCTATTTTCGGCATATTAATATTATATTTGGGGTATGGAAGTAAATAAATTAAGAATAGGGAATTGGATTGAAATTGGAATTGAAAAAGGTAAGGTGATTGAAATTTCACAAGACAATTGCTTAAAAATAAATATCAATAATAAAGAAAACATTTCTGCACCAAATGAGAGGTTTGACCCTATCCCACTAACAAAGGAATGGCTTGAGAAGTTTGGGTTTGTCATGGATACTTATTGCTATTTTCATTTAGATGATATTATAGGTAAGTTCGATATTCTCATGGATGATGACAAGTTTTTTGCTTTAAAATTATGTAAAATCAAATACGTCCACCAACTCCAAAACTTATACTTCGCGCTAACTGGCGAGGAACTGAAAATACAGAACCAATGCAAGAAATAAGACTTCGTGCCGTCCCCGAAAACCTGCATAGGGATTTATTAGACATAATGGATTTCGAAACAAAAACCGCTCCTGAGTTTTTACGCCCTATGCTTAACGATATTTTGGATGATTATTCTGAGGACATCAAAAAAAACATGTCGATAGGAAACAAAAAACACATTCGTATAACAGGGGTATCACCTAAAAAACACCAGCAATTAATAAATATAGCTAGTCATTTAGGCATAACGGTAGAGCAATTAATAAAAACTCACATGCAAAAAGTAGTTGAGGAATATCCTATAAAGTTTAGGTAGTACTTGTGTAAAATAATCACTCCTCCACAACCTCATCAACTTCGTCAGGTTCCGTTCCCTTCAGTCCGTTTTCCTCTGCAATGCGTAGTTCTTTAGCGAACTGTTCAATATTACTTTTTGAATCACCGCCAAACAACGCTTCAGTTGATCGCTCTAAAGATGTTAATGGTAAATGAGCTCCTAATGGCCCGAGTTTCGCACGCTCTGCGTTCACCTCTTTTAATGGATCGATATGCGGGAACATTGGACCAGTGAAACGTGCGTTTCTGTATGCCTCTAAAACTAATTCGTCGTCGTCTCTAAATGCTGGTAAATATCCAGGTAAATCAATATTTCCTTCGATCACCTGAATATGCAAGAAAAACGAGAATATACGAGAATAAAATTGATTCGTGAAGTCGTCACGCTCAAATGAAATCGTGTGCTCCCAGTCTTTAGTTGCAGCACGCGAGGCACTGAACGAATCGTTATACAACGAAAACGCAACGTTTGGAGGTATCCCAACTGATGCGCAAATTATGTTCGCATTCGATTCGTAAAAATCTTTGAACGCCATTTTGCCGTTACCGTGGTTTAATGGTTTTATTTCAGCTCCTCTAGGGTTGTTGAATGTTTGTTTGTTGGTAGACGCTTTTACAGTGTCGGCAAGTTTGTTTCCTAATTCATCCATCGGGAAAGCGTCCTGATTTCGGTCATCACCTACGTTAGCCATCTGCATCAACTGTTTGGCGAATGGACTTTCGCCGTCTGAAAACGCCTGATGAACTACCTGATAAGCTACCTTTGCGATTTCCTCAGCCGTTGCAACCTCAGCCTCTTTGTATCGCTCGATTTTCTTCATTGATTCCAGCGACGTAGAAATAACAGGAATACCGCGATTATCATCTATGCGATAACGGGCGCCGTAAACTAAAAAAGCCTGATCCATTTTAGCAGTTTTATTAAACGCTTCGATTCGTTCAAATTTCAGCGGGTCTTTTTTAACCCAATATGCAACATGTTTTCCTTTGTCGTCAACTTCAATTCCGTTTATTATCTTACGACCTTCATTTGTCGTTGAATTGGTTGGTGTTCCTACGTGTTTACCATCAATAACCTGAACAGTGAATTTTCCATCACGATAACGCATAACAACTAAAACGTCACCTCCTATTTTCGAGTATTTAAATGCGTCTTTTGCTACTTCGTTAAACGTTTTATTTCCTGTGTAGCTAGATTTCTTACTGTTTGCCCATGCTGAAAAACGAGCCTCAATGATATCGTTAAATTCTTCGGTGTCTCCCAGATCAATTCCAGCGGCTTTGAGTAGCTTTTCACGTGGTTCGCATTCCAAACGTAAACCTTTATCAACAATCCAAATAGCGAATCGATTCAGTACAGTTCTGGCAATCTCAGACTCCAAATAGGCTTGTTCTGATCGGCGACGAAGTCCAATATAGTCCATTCGGTAATCAATGATTGGACCCATATCTCCGAAATTCTTTTCGCCGTCAAATGATTTAGCGTAAGTTCGACCCCACTGGCCAGCTGCGGAAAAATTCGCCTCGTAACTTGGAACCGTTTGTGATAGTGGTAATTTAAACGACTCCTCTTTTTTACCACCTATTTGTAATCCGAGTATTTTCATTATTGTTGAATATTTCGTGAGTCAATTGATCTAACCATACGGGGTTGGTATTTATTAACTAAATACTGTCGAAGTCGTTCGTACTTCATTAATGCCGATTCAATTTCAGCTGTTGAACGATATTTCACAGACTGTTTTGTTTGCCCCGTGTCAATTTCATATTCGGCAACACCACCGTCAGTAACCTGAGCAAGTGCGGTATTCAACAATTCATCAATTATCTGGTCGATAACTGCAATTTTAGCATTTATTTGAGCCGCAGTTTGATTTCCTGATGGAATCTTAAAAAAAACTATACCGTCGTTATTTGTCGCCATACTTGCAAATGTAATAAAAATTATTATAAGGTCTTTATTTCTTGTATTTCAGCCCCTGAAATATCTGCGCTGGAGGGGTTAACAGATGATGCAGTCGGAGTGGTGGAGCTAGGCGCACCAGACGCCACCCCTACAAACGGATGGATGTGTGAATTATACGCCGCCACATGAGCGTTAAAGTCACTTTTCAACTGGTTAAATGCCGATTCTAACTCCTGATAACGCACCATTGTACGACTGTCGCCTCCAAATTCAGCGGTTCCGTCATTCTTTAAGTGCAAAAAAAACTGAACGTTACCATCACTATCAGTTGAAAAAATACGATTTTCACCAACATCTGCAATTTGGTTTTTATTCACATATCCTATGATCACATTTTTACCATCCTCCCCCGTCTTTGAATATATCGCTACCATGTTCTCAATAGGGTTTGAATCCATCCCATACGGTGCAATTTGTCGGCATTCCTGAACGTCAGATTTCCCCATACGCAGGAACTTCACAAAACGGACTGCGTTTTTAACTGATGTCGATATGGTTTTAACTACATTCACTCCTCTACGTCGTTTGCATGTAAATTTATTTTCCTAAATATTGATTGCGGTGTTTTCCCATTATATACTTCTGGAAGCACACAATTCAGCGTTGCAATCGTTTGAGTTTCGTCGCCTTCAAAGTTAATTGACTCGATAAAAAACCGCTCCTTTCTGTATATATACAATTTTGGAGCCTTAATTGTAATAATATTATTAGGTCTCAATATTTTACCGTCTACAATCCAACGATCTGTTTGTATCTCTAATGTAACGTTTTTCAGCTCATTCGATAACGCTCTTTGAGCCGCTGAAAACGTTTGATTGTCGTCACCAGATGTTTGTGATTTTACAGCTGGACGGTAAACGGATCCGATTACATAAGGATTACGAATAGTTTCTTCACCTGCGTTACCTCCATCAATTGAAGCCTGTTTTTGAACCGTTATATGCGAGTGCATACCTTGGCCGTCATAATTCATTGAGAATTGAGTTCCTGGAATTGATTGTTCTTTAGTTAAATCAAAATCTAATATCGGATCAATATCTGTTTTCGCCTCAGTAAACAATAACCGCCCTTTTTCATCATGGGAAATAATAATATTTTTCTGTTTGGCTATCCCTGACAAATAATCAATAATCGTTTCTGTTTCGTTTGCTGTCGAAGTTTCAAACGGTTGATTCATTCGAGACTGCACGGCAGGATCAACAACCATTTCAAGCCCGTAATTACGTCTAAAAGGCTGTATTAATTTATTAGCTATCTGTTGCAACGATAACCCGTCAGATTGAAGCGGATAAATGCTTGGGGGTATCTGACAGTCAGATAAAACACCAGGTAATGAATAACCCGAAAAACTACATAGCTCTTTTACTGATGAAACTCTAAAATTCTGCGAAGTAATAACACCTTTTAATAACATTTCGCCATCCTCCTCCAAAGTCACCTCATGAAAATGAGTAACACATGCCAACTCTTTATGTTCTGGGTTGGTAGGATCAAAATAAAATTGAAAACGAAACTGCGAAGCATTAGAATTGTAGACCAGATTCAAACTAAATTGGTTGAAAAATAAAACCTTTCGATTTCTAAATCTGTCATTTATCTTTAGAATCATACGTAATATATTACTTCACGCCCCTTTTTTAATTGTAAAATTTCGTTTATTCCAATGTTGTTTTGGCTGATAAAACGGTCTAAATTACTATCATCCTCCGATGGACCATAAAAACGATGTGACAATATGATTGGGTTGCTATCTACTGATAAAACATAACGCCTTTGCTGTTGAGCTCCAACCGCAATAACAAATAATTGTGACAACGTGAAATTAATCAACGTAGATAAACTACTAATAAACGTAAAATCTGGTAAATAAGAATTGAGTTCACCTCCGTTTATTGTTTGCAACGCGTCTAAATTCGTTATGTACTGGTTATTTATTTCAACCAAATCATTGATCACAACATCCACTTCAGTTATCGTTTCATAATCAGTATCAATCGGATTTATAGCCGACTGAGCAATTGCCGTCAGTATAGCACCTGAATTTGTTTCGTAAATCTTTTTTTCAGTTGGCGACTCAAGATCATCAATACTATTCATCAATTTATAAAACTGAGCTTTTAAAATTGATATTCGAATGTCAACCGGTATATCAAAATTAGCAACTGCCGTAATAAAATCAACAATAGATTGAGCAGCTAAAACAGTATTTTGAGCACCATCAAGAATATTTGATTTCGCTTCATTGTATGCGTTTAAATATTCATTCGCTTGACTCTCCGAAATATCGTTTGTTCCCGTCTCGTTTTCGATATCATCCATTTGATCACCTAGCGAATTAATATCCCCAGCCTGCAAAGTAACATTGTTCGAAAATGATTCAACGTTACTTTCATTAACAGTTGATGCTTGATTATTTGCAAAATCCTGCGGATCAATTTCTCCCTTCGGGTAGTCATCTGAAATCGTTTCAATAATTTCTCCCGTTATTATGGACGTATTCAACCCTTTAGTATCGAATCTTAAACCCTTTGGATGAACTGATAGCTGACCGTAAAAAGGGTGCGAAATAGTCCATGTTCTACGGTCATCTGCCGATTTCTCAAACGCTTCTCGAACGTCCAAATGATTTTCACCCTGAAAAATAATCTCTAAATTATAACGAGCGCCTCGATGAGTACCACGTTTAACTAACGTTCCTTTAACCCCTGGAAAATTAAACTCCGCAATATTATAATCCTTGCGTTTTTCAGTGATCATATATAACGGCTCATACGACTCACCATCCCCGCAAGTGATAACAATACCCTCTTTTATTTTTTCAATCCAGCTCATCGTAGTTTCCTTAGTTCTCTATCGGCTTGTTTTCTGAATAAATCAATTTCTTTTTTCATGGTTTTTTTCGTTGCTTTCTCCATGAAGTGAGTCGCGTTTACACGAACAGAACGGTTTTCTTCGAATGAATATAATCTATCAAAACGAAATTTCCAACTACCATCTTTGTTTCGCTTAATACTTTTTACTCTCAACAGATTTTTATCAGTAAGCAAAACACCCTTTTTACCAACATGAACAACTGTTTTTATGAATCGCTCACCTTTAGATTTTCCTTTTGCTTGTGATACACGGGCAACTCCTTTTATGTTTCTCAACTGATTACGCCTTGCAACTGTTCTTGTTTGTGATTTTGTTGTTCTAGCCTCTTTGGTTGGAACAAAATCACGCTTATCAATTTTACCTCCACGCTCCTGTTGTTCTAAATTTTCAACCGCTTGATCATTTTTATCCGAAGTAGGTAAAAAACCAACTCGAGACTCCATCGAATTAATGTGAGATCCTCGAGCCATTTGAACATTCGATTTACTTTTAAAAAAATTCTTTTTACGATTGGTGAAACTTTTCTCAGCTTGCGCTGGCATTGTAGATTTTTTAACATCAAACGCCAACGAATTTAAAGTGCCACGCACGGCATTTGGTAGTGCTGTGCGTGACATCTTTTCAAGCCTATTGGCGTGAATTACTATTTCATCGGTGTTGATGTCTAGTTTCATTAATCGTGTATTCTAATTTCCACATAAATAGGGTCAGGGTGAAGCCCAGTACCTACATTCACACCAGCAGCAGTTGCTCCTCCAGAATCCATATTAATAAACGCCATACATGTGATTTTAACTTTACTTATAGATTCAACACCGCCACCAGTAACAATCAATGTACTAGAGCCTTGAGCCGTGTTTTGATTAGTTGTAATTACAGATGTTTTGTTTGCCGTGAAAGCAGTTCCTGTAATATTTAAGTCATAATTACCTTGATTAACATAATCAAAGGTTACAGTCTCACCAGTATCATTGTATAATTCTGTAAAGCTACTGTTATCAATAAAACCTTGTATAACTCTATATTTACGTGTGAACTTTCCGAATGCTTCCCACAATTGAAAACCATTAGCTTCATTGTCTAACTCTCCATTGTGTACAACACCAGCTTCACTCATTAATTTTTCAAAGAACTGAAAGTGGTCAGATATTGTGTTTTTGTCGTACTTAGTACCACCAACTGAGATTGTTTTGTCCCTAACCTCTCCGAACGGCCAATCCACAGATGCTGGATCTGTATTTGTTTTATCTGTTAATTTAATTGCCATAATCTTTAATTTTAAACGTAATTTATGAATAAAAAACCAACTGTTCTAACTGGTTTTGTTTTTAATATTAATTGCCTAAACTCATCTTTTCTACTTGCATCTACATTTGCAAAATTGCCTAGTACATCACGCCCAATAAAGAACGTCCTTTTTAGGTTGTTGCCATAATTAAATGTTGAGTCTGCTAATTCATTTATTCTGTTGGCAATAATGTTGTTGTATGTTATATCTCCCATTTCTGGTGAACCCATTTCAATGACTCCCATTTCTGAAAATTGAAATAAAGATGGATATACAGATTGTGCGCTACCCATTTCAACTTCTCCCATTTCGGCTTCTGTATCTCCCATTTGCCAAAGACTAAGGGCTTCGGATATAACGTAAGACGGGGTTAAACCTAAAGGGTTCTCATGAACATAAACATCAAAACCTGCAGCACGTAAACGATCTTCTAAATAATCAGGTGACTGACGTGCAGGAATATCTCCAGGGTGATTCAACTTGACAATGATCGCCGCTTTTCTGTCGGCAAGCGAAACTGATGTATTTGTAATCATACCCAAGCGCTCCTCCCAACGTGCGGCATCATCAGCTGTGAAGTTATCATTGTCAGGTAACACAGAATCTAACGTCAATGCAGAATCATAAACAGCACGATCCATGCTTTCAGATAGCGCATCGTACAATTTCTTCTTAGTGTCATCGTTTTCACCACTAAAAGAACGGCCAGTTGGGAACAACTGACGTGTTAATTTTGATATTTGATTCTTGAACTTAGACAAAAGTGATTGAATTTAAGTAAGGAATATCACCATCTTCAAAAGTAAACGTTGTTACTGACGAACCGTCAACGGAATAATCAGTAATTCCGAATGTTGAACCTGGAACTGCCTGCAAAATAATTGAAACTATTCTGTTTGTATCAAAAATATCATTCTTTTCTGACAGTACGTCAATAGAATCGACAAAAGGTCTAACATCGTTCAATGCTGCCTCAATTGAATTTTCAATCAATGTTTGTTCAGCCGCCGTAAACGGTGAAGGGTCGATTGTAATATCAATATCTAATGGGGTTACCGCTAAATAATCAACCGTATCTGTTAATGGTTTTCTAGAAGGTCTTGACGCTGTAGGATCCTCAATTTGTGATTCCACTTCAGTAAGTATTGCTGTTGTAGGCGTTCCTTTTCCGTCAACTGAATCAGCAATATTCGCTTCAACGTATAAATTCACTTTATTATTATCACCCGGTGCGGTGTACGGATAAGACTGTTTAACTCCTTGCGCATCTGAAGCCCATAAACGATAATCAGCACCTGCACCCCCTTGTGGTAAAAGCCTGAACGCCTCTATTGCCTTACGCCTGTACTCCTCAATATCTTCTGCGGCTTGCGGTTCTGTATTTTCATTAGTTACAGTTGCTTGTGAGTCTAATCCTGCAATTGGAGCCGTTACAGTCATCGTGTCGTTAACCTGTAATTGAGATTCAAGTCCTGCTGTCAACGCTCTAACCTCTAGCGTTAATGGTGATGCTAATGTATACGTAGAATCAACAACGAATAAATAGCCAGCGTTTAACGAATCATCATCTGATTTAAAAGTAGTTCCCGCAGGAATAACAGTTCCAAGTGTTCCAGAAACCTGAATCTCATATTTCCCCTGAGTAGCTTTAAACGGATAACGACCCAATTTTATAAACCCCCAACGTTCCAATGTACCACCCTGAGCAACTGGATCAGCTGTATCAACAAAAATATTCTTTTGGACCTTACCAGTAAGTAGATAGTACAGCCTCAACTGGCCAGCAATAACAGATGCGTACGCTCGTAAGAATGATTTTCCAAACGACGGTATTGTAATATTATACTGAGCTTCTAAATCAGCTATAATATTACTGTATATTTGCTCAGTTGTAGGTATGTTTATCATGCTGTGATAATTTGGTAAACAATATTAATTTTTAAGTATGATGCAGCTCCTCCACCAGTAACATCTGAGGCACATGAAATTTCTAATGGATTTTCTATTATTTCAGTTCCAGCACCTGCCTGTAAATTAGAAACCTTTTTGATAGACAAAGACGTTAATAATGAGGTGTCGATTACGGCTGAAACAGCTGTTGAACTATTAAGTCCTACAAATATATCGTCGCTTGCAGAGAAAAGAGTTCCGTCAGGATCTATTTCTGCGGTACACAACTGAGGTATTATATTAATAGTTTCCCCTGACTCACAACCTAAGTCAGACAAAGATACCGTTACAGATCCAGTTGTATTTAAGTTGTTGAGTTGTGTTTTACTCAACTCAACTTCATATGATTTTAATTGCACGTTGTCATAGATGCTGTTTACCGATCTTTTTATATCATTAACATCATCCGCTCCAATATAATTTTTACGTGGTAAATCAACTTTACGAATATCCTCTTTGTCTGCAAATGTAATTTTACTCATAATCCAAAATTAAGTGTATTTGGCAATCCAATACCGCTACCAAAAGTATTAATATTACTTTGATTTTCCAATTCACCTTCGGTTGCGTTCCAAATATACGTGAATTCATTTGATTCTAATTCTGTAGGCTGGGTTAAAACAACCGATATTTGAACACGATCAACCCCTAATATAGAAACGCTAACTGATATATTGGCAAAATCCTGTATGAATTGGAGGTCTTTATTAACTGATTGCTCTATAAATAACCTACCTTTAGAATTTAATGATACGTTATTTAACGTTCGCTCGGTTTCACTGTTATATTGAATATCTGGGCTATTATCGTAAAGCAATGAATTGCCCCAGTAATCAAAACGTTCCTCGTTTTCGTCGTAATCTTTTGTAGATTGTTCAATATTGCCGCCAAAAAGGGCTAAATAAACCATATTTTGAAGGCCATCAATAACAGAAAGATCGTTACCTGACTGGATTAAATCACCCCCATCAAAAGATTCTATGAGTTGTAAATCTGACATAATTAATTAGTTGTTGGTGCGTAAGGGAATGAAACTCCAGACGCTCCACCGTTTCCTCCTCTATTCATATTCAACAGCCCTTTTAAATCCTCACCCATGGTTAGTTCGATTTGCTCTTTAGTTGTGTTTTCAACCGTTTCGCGCATACCATCTTGACGTGCTTTGTCGGGGTTTGCGACTCTCTTATCTTCTTCAGGAATATCTTGATTTAACCTAGATCTAAGCATAGTCCTTTTTTCTCTCGCTTCAGCTAACCTTTCTATTAATCTAGTTTTTGTGTTATCATAATCTCCAAAGCCCTGAATAAACTCAGAAAAAGCACCTTGATCTTTCTGAGTTTTGAGTTTTTGCTCTAACTCCAATATATTTTTTGATGATTCAGTAAGCATTTGCTGAGCGGCATCCCTTTCGGCTTTCTTATCCATTTGCTCAATTAGATCTTTATGAGCGATTGTTAGATCATCTATAGCCCCTTTCTGTAAGTTGTACTGCTTAGTAACTCCAGGCTGTAACCTTTCTAATTTAGCTAGATTATTCTTATAAGATTCGCTCTCAGGATTAAGCTTCTTTAATTTCCCAAACAACAAATCCATTTCAACCCGCTGATCAATCGTATTGTCAAGCGCTCGTTTTTGAACCTCATTGTTTAAACGCTGCGCGCGTGTTTGGGAACTAAACTCACTGCTTAATGCGGCAACCGCAGCACCAGCAGCAACAGCAACACCAATAAATAAACCTAATGGATTCGCAGACATTGCTGCATTCCATGCTATTTGGGCAATTCTAGCCGCTTTCACAACTGCATTAAAGGCTATAACGCCGTATTTATAGATTGCAAATGCTTTTGTAGCAATACCAACAATTCCTGAAACCGCCGAAACAGCAAGTGCTAAACCTCCAACAGCCGCCGCGACTTTCATTATTGTTTTCACAGTACCTCTGTTTTCCGAAACCCACGTTGAGAATTTTTCGATTAATGGGGTTATCTTCTCAACAGCTTTAGATACTAATGGAATTAATGCTTCACCTAATGAAATGGCTACGTTTGTCAGCCTTGTTTTCATCTGCTCTAATTTGAAACCTGAAGTGTTAGTTCTATTTTCAAATTCTTTTTGAACACTGCCAGCGTTAGCCGTAGCGTCTCTAGAAGCGTTTATTTTAGATTCTAAACCGTCAAAATTCTTAGCCAACAATTGTATTTGTAAACCGTATTCACCGAAATTACTAAAATATTCGTCCTGAGCTTTTCCTGATAACTTAGATCCTTTCTCAATTATAGCCATCATTCCAGCTGCACCACCTCCAGCCTCTTCAAAAACAGGTCTAAGCTGTTTGTTTTGCATCGTTGTTTTAATAAAACGCTGCATTATAGTTGCTGAAATTTCAGCACTTTTACCCATAGATATAAACTGAGAACCAAATGCGGCTAATTCACTACCAGATGCCTCGGCAACTCTAGCCACTGAAGAACCACCTTTTGCCATGAAGTTAACTAATTGATCAGATGCTGCAGCTGTGGTGTTACCGAACATGTTAATCGTGTCCATTACTGCTTCTGTTTGCTTTATAGTCCCTCCTAATGCGTTTCTAGTTTTAATAAAAGCTTCTCCAGCTAAATCACCACTAATACCAAACGCGACCCCCATTTTACCAGCAATTCTGGAAACCCTATCTAAATCTTTAATAGCCACACCACCCTGAGCTAGATTAGCCATCAATCCAGCTGCTTCCTCGGAGCTAGTTCCTAAATCTATCCCTAATGCTTTAGCTTGATCTCCGAGTTGTTTAAATTGAGATGAGCCGATTTCTACATTTGCTACTTTTGCAACATCAGCCATTGCACTCTCAAATTTAACGGCTTCCCTAGTCGCCAAAGCTAAAGGTGCAATAATAGCCGCCCCCATCATTGCAGATTGTCGCGAAATAGAAAAGGCCCGATCACTAATTTTGCGAGATTTTCGTTCCATACGAGCCATTGACGACTCCGCCGATCGACTCATCTTGTTTACCGGTCCGCTGAATTTATCAACTGCGGTAAAAATTGAAGGAACTACATACTTTTTACTCACTTTCTTCTATATTTATGGATAACGACTTTTCCAACTCTATACTGTCATTATACCAATATATTAAACCAAAATGATCCCTATCGTTTAAATAGAGATCATCTACAGTTTTCGGGCTCCAATGATAAGTTCTAACAACAGAACGAATCATGGCATCGATCTCTACTTCGCTTAGAAGAAAAAAATCGCAATGCTCGAGGCTAGGCTGTTATCTTCAGAACTTAATTCGGAAATAACATTGAAATGCTGTCCGGTAAGCGCTGAGATATATGCTAGAATACGACCGTCAGAATCACCGGCCTGAACACGACCAGAATTTAAACGCTGCCGGTATTCCTTAACCTTCAATTGTGTTTTAAACTTCAATTCACTAACAGATCCGTTCTCACCAATTGGAAAAACCAACGGCATTACGATCTCTTTTGTATCTTCATCAATTGTAATATCACCATTTTCAACGGCTTCAATCAACTGATCAACATACTCTTTGTTGCTTTCTATTTTACGTTTACGAAAACGGCATTCTTTTAACCATCCGTGAACTTCCTGTTCTGCAACTTCATAACTGACTGCTGACATATTTATCTGTTTTTAAGATTATCCAACTATTTTTCTGAATTGACCCGATCGAATAGTCAACTGAAACGTTCCTGCATTGATGTCTGGCTGAATATCACCAACAGGGAATCCCGTCCCTTTCCATGTTGTCCCGTTCACTACGGAAAACGTCCATGTTCCGGAAACGGGATTCGCAGCCAGTTGGTTTACAAAATCAGCATCCTCGCGAACGTTCATATCGTTCTCAATCGTAGCCTGCAACATTCCAAGAACACGATTCATTTGCCGAATAGGTGATCCATCACCTGCAACTTGGCTTTGGTCATCGTTGGTTCTAAACCCTCCTTGATCGTAAGTGTTCCCTTCATTTGCTTTTGGAAAAAAACTGCGATCTCCCAAAACAGGGTGTGATACAGTTATTTCCGTAATATCTCCGTGTGTAGCCATTATCTATAATTTTTATGATCCGAAATTAAAACCTGCCTGAACAGTTGTTGATGCAATTCTCACCGTTCCTGTACGCTTATACTTGAAGAACGTTTCCAGTCGATCTGGATTAGTCCCCGAAATATTGACGACAATTGAATCCTGCATAAATGGAGCGTCTGCAATTAACGCTCTACGCGACAAATCATCTGCGTACTCATCGATAACAGCTGTCCACGTCTTAGGTTTAACAACATTTGAAGCCGTCACAATATCATCATCGTTACTGATTGAATGATCAATTACGTAAATATCCTGAAGTAAGTAGTAACCGAACTTCACATTGAAATCAATCATTAAATTACGTGGGTATCTGAATTGTGGCGGAACCTCACCAACAGGATGGTAAGTAGTTACAAAGTCCTCCACCTTATATTGACCAGACGACAACGTTACTGTCGAATTTCCTTTTTTTACGTATGCGTCACGATTATTGTAATCTGACATCGTTCCAATCAACGTTGGTGTAGGCATATCTGGATATTTATTACCCGCAACATCCAGGTTTGGAGTATCCTGAGCAATATTAGCAAACAAGACAGTCATGTTTGCAGCAGCCTCTAATGGGTGACCTTTAGAAAGCGGTGCTGGTGCTACTGCGTTTGTAACCTCAGTTTTTCTTGCGTCAGTAATTGTTGTGTCGTTGTCAGCAACCGATCCTGCAATTGCGATAAATGGACGCATGATAATTCCAGTATAACGACCAGTTGGCGTTGTTGGATCAGGTTTACCGTTGAAAGTTTCTAATTCATTTAACGTCGCAGTAACCAACCCGTAAGTATTCAGAACAATTGTATTCCAATCATCACCGAAGTTATTCAACGCTGCTGTTAAGGTTGGAGTTCCTGACCCTGTAGCTGTTTCAGCAATAGCATAAGTAAGTGCCGCATCCTCATCACCTGTATCAACCGAAACGGTTAAATCTTGAGAGGTAAGTCCTGCCCATTTAGCCGTCAAAGTAACAACTCCTAATGCGGATGAGGCTGTAAAAGGGCAACCAAGAACATTATTTATAACATCCGTTATTTTAGTTGCTACTTGTGTAGCTGTATCACCGTCCTCGATGTTAACACCATACGAATCGCCGTCAAGAATATAACGTCCACCAATAACCACTGTATGAGTCGTATTAGCGTCAGCCGTACCTGTAACGGTAATAGTTTGCTCGTTAGCAACAGCTCCAGCAGCTTCTTCTTGAGAATAAACGATTGTAGGAATACCCCCAACTCCACCAGCGTTAGGACGTAAAATACGCATCGCCATATGAATTGGCGAACCGTAACCATAAATTTCACCAGCCTGTTGAGCTGATGTTATTTCTTTTGGTTCATCAAACGTTACCGTTCCTTGATTTGCTGTGTTTGCTTCTCCTAGAATTGCGATTCTCTGAGGCAAGTTTGGAGTTGTATTTGAAAAATCCCCTTTGATTATTTTATAACCAACTACTCGGGAAATTCTTTCAGTGCCTACTGCATTACTCGACATATATTTGAAATTTTAAGTTCAATAACTTTGACTCCAAAAATAAAGCGATTTAAACCAGCGTTTTTTGTTTATGCCTTTTTTCGGCATAAAATAATAAAACCGATTGAAATTGATTATGTTTACGCAGGTGTTATTTTAATAATTAGTTATTTTTTAGTTTTAATCCGATTGTCGCCAGATGATCGGATTTTTTTTTTTGCCCGCATAAATCCCGTTCGTTGTCGCCCACAAATGTTCAGCCAAAGAAAACGTTTAACTCGTCAGAGGTAAAGGATTTTTCGACGCTGATAAAAATAAAATGGAAGGATGGAGGAAATTACAAAAGTGGTATTTGTACCAACAAAAGATTTTTCAATAATAAAAGAAATTCAAAATCAATTAAGACTAACTGGTTACACTGGTATTAGTTGAAGGATAAATGGATACGGAAGTGGACATAACTTTATTGTGTCATCGACAGATAATAATCTCTTGACAGAATATATTCGGCACCTCCAATCTGTACAAGAACGGTTGATTGATTAATTGATTTTACCAAATAATTACTTTGTTTATACTTATATTTTGATAATATCCTCAAATAAACAATTAAAATCTGCTTCCTAATAAACCAATACAATTTCATAGTGGACGTTCTTTGTGCGGCTATTTAACATAATATTAATTATAAGACAAAAGTATTGTTTATTTAATTGAGAACATTACAATCATATCATTCCTATAACGCTGATGAAGAAATCTCAAGTATAACTTCCCATTTAACTATTATCATTTTAATCGCGCGCGCTCCTATTAAATCAATTTACCTTTAGCCTAATTGTTCATTTAAATTATTTTTCATTCCAAATGCTAAATATTATGAAGATAGCTAAACGTATAGTTTCATTATTCATCGCTGTATCTCTGGTAACTTCTTGTGCACTGATCGAAGAGAAAACGAATGGATTAAATAAGTTAGATCCCGAAAATGTAATAGAAGTTTCAGATATTACTGAGAATTATAGTTATTTCACAGTTTTTGCTGATGCTGAATTTGATCATACGAATGCTTTTGGTTTACATATAAAGTACGGTTCAATGCGTTTTCGTAGTCTTGATGTCATGAGTAACTATAATATTGCTGGTGGGATTGCTTTTACAAATAATATAACTGGTCGCGATATAAATTTTGACAATTTCGATGGTAGTAACCTATTGACCTATAGAGCAACCTATAGTTATCCAATATTTTCGAAACTCCGTAAAAAAAGGTTTCCTACTCCGATCCAACAAACAACAAATAATAATTCTAGTCAGAAATTTACTCAAGAATCTACTGGTAAACTGCTTTATAGCGACAGATATCTTGTTGATAACCTTAGTGTCAGTCTAGGATTTGAAAGTGTTTTTACTGGTTTTAGATCAGATGATAGATTGGCTTATGGTTTTCCAGAATTTAACAATGATCCAATGGATTATTTTGCAAGCGATTATTTTGCAATTTACAGCAATACTCAATTTTTAACTGCCGGGATGAAACTTAGTCGATTAGTAAATTCAGTTATAAATGTGAAGTTAGATGGCGAAGAATATAACGGTCATTTTTTATCTATTCTTGATCTTGGTCTTAATGTTTTGGTGGTACTTCAACCCAAGTTAATTCCTTTGAATTTAATGAAGGTGCTATGA